TTGCCCTACAAATGAGAAACGAGTTTGACAAACAAGAAGAAAAAAAATCATTAGATGGTATTACATTAGGTAAAGATCCAGAAACAGGTGTGATTATATTAGATGAAGACCCACAATGGGTATGGATAAGAGAGGATGCCTCTGGTGCATATATCGAGTTAAGATTAGACAAAGAATATGGGTATATTATAAATATAATACAAGGGGAGTTTGAGATGTACGATTTCGAACTATTAGGACAAGATAACCAGATAGATATACAACAAATACAATGAAAACATTTAGAGAATTTACTGAGGCACCTAGAATTGCAAGAAAAAAAGGTCAACCTGCAGGCTCAGATAAACATAGTGATTTGTATACAGACGAAAACCCAAAAGGCACAATACATGGTCTTAAATTTGCAACAATAAAAGACGCTGAGCAAAGTGTTGCAAAGATTGAAAAGTCTGGTAAAAAACATGCTCACAAAATACAGGCAGCGATTGCCATGGAACAGAGAGCAAGAGAAATGGGTAAGACATCAGCAGCGGATGTTTATCGTAGATATATTAATAAGATGAAAAAGAAAACGAAAGAAAAAAATGAGTAAATGCACTTGTGGTAGATCACCAACTGGTCAATGCATTGGTTGGCATAGACTCACAGAGGAGCAATATCTTATTAAGAAAAAAGATTATGAAGAAAAAAGAAAACCCGATAGCCAAAGACTTACGAACACCCAAGTATAGAAAAAGAGTAGTAAAGGATAAAACAAAATATGATCGTAAAAATAATAAAAGACAATCTCCTATTATTATGTCTAATGGTATTCATTCTTACATTATCGACTTTGACTAAAGCGAATGATTTAAATTTAACAATAGACAATCTCACAGACGGTGGTAGTTTAGACATAGTACAAGATGGTGAGAATAATGATATTGACTTTGATATAGTTAGTATGGATGGTTTCATCATAGACATTGACCAAGTAGGTAATGGCAACTCACTTGACGTAAACGTAGATGGTAGAACATCTAATGGTTCATCTATGTATTTCAATCAAACAGGTAATAACAAATCTTATTCAAACACACTATGGTGTGGTCATTCATTTTGCACTATAACAGTTAATCAAAACTAAATAGTAATAGTGAAATATATTACTCATTGGACTACAGCGTTTCTTACGCTATTTTTTCTTACATATCTAGGTTTACAAGACCCAGGTTTTAAAGAAACCCTACGCCTAAAATCTTTTGACTTTGTTCTTGCAAATGAAGAAAAATCACAATCAAAAGATATAACAATCATAACAATAGATGAAGAAGCAATTGAGAAGTATGGACAATGGCCATGGCCTAGAGATGTACTTGCAGACTTAATCGTGAATTTAAGACAGGCACAAACTGGTGTCATTGTAATGCCTATACTGTTTAGTGAAGAAGATAGATTTGGTCATGATGAAGAATTTTGTATAACGTTGGGTTATGGCACAGTTATTGCACAAGTGGGCACGACACAAAAGAGAACATCTAATCCTGTGCCAAGAGGTGTTGCAAAGATAGGTGATCCACTTAACTTTTTGTATGAGTGGCCTGGCATGACAGGTCCTACACAAAAATTAGCAAACTGTACACAAGGTGTTGGTGTTATAAACACGGCACCAGAGATAGACGGCGTTGTAAGACGAGTGCCTTTATTAATGAAGATAGGTGAAGAAGTTTATCCTAACATGTCAATAGAAACAATTAGAGTTGCAGTAGGTGATCCTAGTTATCAAGTAAAAGCAGATGACTTTGGTGTTACTGCTATGAGAGTGCCTGGTTATGCAACAATCAATACAGACGCAAACGCAAGAATATGGTTAAGATGGAATAAAGAGTTTAACACAATATCAGCGGCAAGTCAAGACTTTTCTGACGCCGCAGGCACTACGGTAATTATTGCATTGACAGCAGAAGGATTATCTAGTATAGTTGCAACGCCAACTGGTGAGAAGTATGACTATGTAATAAGTGCCAACTCACTACAGACAATACTTGACGGTGAGACGATTACGAGATATGATAGTCTCATTGAATTAATACTTGCATTTGTTGTAGGATGTGTTATAATAGTATTAACGAGATATGCACCATATTGGGTTATTGGTATCGCATTACTCATGGCCACTTTTGGCATTGGTAATTACTTTACTA